AACCAACTAACACTGGTCTGCCAGCTTCAACCTCTAGTTCCACCATGTCAGCGTCCCCATCCTTCCGAAACTCAGCTTCCAGACTCAAGCTCCGCAACGCTGCTAGCTGAGCCTCTACCGACGTGGTGTCTCCGAACTTGGCACGGATCTTGTTGTACTCATCATCTGTACGAACCTTCTTGTAAAACGCCGCCACCATGGCAGCCGCTGAACTGAAGCACTCGCGGTATCCCGTTCCAGTCTCGTTATCGAGTTGCTTGAAGTAGGGCATGAAGACTTGCTGGTCATATCCACTCTCCTTCCACGCCTGAAACCAATCAGCCTCGTGCTCCTCCAGTAGTTCCTCTGGCATTGACTCCTCAAGTTGTTTAATTGCAGCCAGCTGGTGGGGCGTACCACGAAAAAACTGGAAGAACGGCAATAGGGCAAGACCCATGGCCAGCAGCAGCAGGATCACTTGGATGATGCCGGATCCCACCTACTTTTCAATCCTAGTGTCAGGCAACAGCAAATCCTTCAGGTGCTTGACAGCCAGATCATCCAAATCGTTGTCAGTGCGGGTAACAATCCGCTCCAACATCGCCACAATCAACTCCTTGAACGCCCTGGAGCGCCACATCGTCATGATCAACGGTTTGAGAACTAGAAGCATTTGCTTGACCCAGTTACCCTGTAACGGTAGCTCTATCGCGCTATGGCTTCCAACCACGAGGACGAGCACGAAAAGGAAGGCATCTGCGTTGCCGATGTCGTCAAATGCGCTGTTTTGTTCTGGAGCGCCACATTGCTGACTGTCTCTTATCTGGGCTTGTTCCCCCAGATGAAAATGGACAACACCTTCGTTGCTTCGTTGCTAACCGGCGCCATGGCGTCGTTTGGTATTGAACGCAAGACCAATGGCAACGGCAACAAGAAGCCGAATATCATTGACAATAAAGACACCAAGTCCGGCATCAAATGAAAACCGCACTTCTGTTCTCAACTGCTGCAGTGTTGGGCTTGGCCGCTCCAGCGCAAGCGGACATTACCCATAAAATCCAAGCAAGCGTTCAGCTGACGGTTGATGGAGCGGGATCAGTCGCGACTCGCCTTCCGTCTACGTATTCAGTATCTGGCAGCAACATCACTCTGGATACTGCTGGTGGTTTGGGGGCACTTACTCCCGGTAGTGCTGTTGGGTACTCTGCTGCTGATTACTCTGTTACTACTGCTGGTGATGCATTTTCGTATTCAGAGAGCTTCCTTGAAGGAGACGCCACTCCCTCAGCAACCACAGTTACCGCAGGAGTAGTTCCATCCCTCCCCATGCTGGGCAACACCACAACCACTTCTGGCGGTGTAGCTGGCACTCTTGCTGGCACAGTTGCATCTGATGGTGCAATGACAATCACAGCTGGTGGTGCAGGAACAACTGCAATTGGTCAGATCGTCACCTCAATCACCGTCGATTGATGCGTCGGTTATTGCTGCTGTTGTTATCCGCTCCAGCAACAGCAGCTCCTGTCATCCCTAACTTCAAGCAAGGGACGATGACCTCGCATACAGAAACAACCAGCAAGGTCACTGAAACGATTGTCAGTGAAAACTATTCCACTGGCTTTGAATACAGTGCTAGCGGTGTCAATATCGCACCAGACGGGCCAATCAATCCTGTCTCCAACACAACGGTCAACGGATGGACCTCTTTAGGAGAACGACCCAATTGGTGAATCGTCACACCAGGCGAGGCGTTTCAATTCGTCGAAAGCCTGAAAGGACCAGGCTTGTCGAACGTGACCACCATTCAACGCACCACCGAAATCACAAGCGTTACCGATACGGTTTCCTCCTTCTCGGAATAATCGCCACCGCTCCGGTCAACGCTGAGGGTGTTGGCGGAATCTCTGCAACCGCATCTCCAACTGCCACATCATCTGGGTCGGTGTCGAACCAGGCGGTGCAAATACTTCAAGGCTCAGCAATCACCAACACCTACGGCGGCAACATCCAGTGCCAAGGTCCAACGTTGACGGTTACGCCATATCTCAACCGCACCAAGTCCTGGGGTTTGCCGTACGAGTACAGCTATCAAGACCCTGTCTACGATCTCAGCGACTTGGACGATAATGGCCGCTTAGATAACCCAGGCGATGTCCTGTTCTTCAAAGACACGCGCACAGGACAAAAAGACAACCACAACTGGAATCTTGGCCTTTCTGTTCAAGCCACAATCCCGCTAGATGGTGGCCTACAGGAACGTTGTAAAGCAGCTGTTGACACTCAACTTGCGCTCCAACAACAACAACTGGCCAATAAACGCCTTGACTTTGAGATCAGCAGACTCAAGCACTGTGGCGAACTCAAGCTCAAGGGCATTAGGTTTGCCAAAGGATCACCCTATGAAAAGGTATGCGCTGATGTCCTCATTTATTCGCCGACGCCCCACACGCATCTCATCCCCTCAGCGACCTCTGCAACGCACGTCGGGCACTAACACCTTCTGGAACTGGTTGGCGGCCCAAAGCTTTCTGCAGTTTCTGAGCGGCTTTTTTGATGATCGGTCGAATTAACTTCAGCAAAAATGGCGTTGCTAAACCAGCCGTGACGCCGATTACTGATGAAGCAGCCACCGTTGTTGCCTGTGGAATCGTAGGCAGAGCTTCAATAACCTGTTGAGGCAATGGCTTTGGCTCTTGTTCTAATTCTGCTGGTGTTGGTGGGGCTACTGGTTGCTGCTTTGTGGGAAGTTTGATTTGAATAGGTTCAGCAGCTGGTGGCTCTGCAGGTTCCTTCTTTGGCGGAACGATTTTTGGCGCCCCAACCTCAGGCTCAAAGTCCAATGGCTCAAACGCTGGCAAGTCAATCACCGGCACACCAATCTGCAACGTCACTGGTGGTGCTACTGGTATCGCCACTTCAGGCAAGTTGACCACCACGTTGATCTCTGGCACGTCTATCTCACGAATCTCTTCCATGAAGTCAGAACGGTTTACAGCAGGTCAGCTTTGGATTGAACGTAACCGCAGACGTGAAGGTCCGCCTGTCGTCTACACCGTAATGTCAGGCAAAACTGCCAGACCGTTTACCGATCCAAAAGCAATCCTCAAATGGGTCAAATGGCCCAAAGGCACACCAACTGGTGATGCTTTACGCGAATGGCTGGCGTCGTTTGAGCAGAAACCTCAAGCACCCGCGCCAGAACTTGATATGGCAAAAATCAAGGCTGAAGGCTTCGGGCCTGAAGCTCATGACGACGATCCAACCGCCAACACTAAAATGGTGACCTGATTGCAGGGCCAGTCTCCGTTGGCAGCTTTGGCATCTCAGGCATTTCTGGGACGGGCACTTGCTTCAAGATTGATTCCGTCAGCGTTGACTTGACCTTGTTGACGTAGTTTTCGACCATCGATGGGATGCGCGTGTAAAGCACCACCGTTCCACCAACCAGCGCTCCAGACATCACGAAGGATGCGACGGTCATTACGTTGAAAACTTTTTGCATGATGGGTGTCAAAGAAAAACCCCCTCCTGCTGTGTGACCAGGAAGGGGCGTATGCGTCTCTGCAGACTTGTTCTAGCTCAGAAAGCGTACTTTGCGCCAACCTTCAGGCCGTAACCAGCATCTACATCCTCAAACTTGGCGACAGAAACTTCGCCGTAAACGCCAAAGGACTCAGACACAGACGCTCCAATGCCCATCTTGCCGGAGAAGCCAAGTTCAGCATCACCACCATCAGGCTGGGCGTAAGCAGGACCACCTTGGATGTAAAGGCCGCCCTTCTCATAACCCACATGACCCTCAAGAACCGATCCAGTGAAATCTGAACCGGACCAGCCAGCATTGAACTCAGGGTTCAGGTAGAAACCTTCGGCACGGACTTGAGCAGGAGATGCCAGCACAGCTGCTGAAACGGCGACACCACTCGCAATGAGAAGTTTGAACATTGGAAAGAGGATTAACGTTTTCCTTGGCCACGATACTTCTTCCGTCCATGGGACGGTTTGGAATGTGATCCATTACCTTGACGTGTCTTTTTGGGCTTGCTAGGGACAAAATTTTGTCCGCTAAGTGACTTAGCCATCAGATGCCGTCAGTTGATTGCAGGCTTTGATATTTAAGAGCCAGCCCAGTAAAGAGACCACGTTGAGGGTGGCTGATCTGATCGCGACCATCAAGGAAGTACAGCTCTTCAAGCCACAGCGTTCTAGCCGCCATGGCCTGAACGTCTTGCGCACCAGGCTTGCTGGCGATCATCGGGTCAGGTCGTTTCATCAGGCAAACACTCGCTTGGGTTGTTCGGGCGTGACCTCATAAGCGTCCCAGCCCTCAGGCAGCGTACCCAGATAGTTCACATGGAAGCCGGTCATTGCCGTTGGAGCGGTGACAACTTCACCCTCCTCGTCATACACACCGTCGTCGTTGTAGAGCGTTCCAATCACGTCAATCGCATGATTAGCGGTGTAAGCCTGCAAGACCTCAGACTCAACGCCTTCGTCATCAGTAACGGTGACATAAAACCCAGCAGCTTTTGCTGCAGTGACCCACGCAGTTTCATCAGTAAACCGAAAAAACGGACCAGGAGCTGGTGGAGTATTTAGCAGTTCTTCGGTCATGGCTAGGAGGTGATTGACTGCAGTGTTGCGTCAGTCAGACCTGTTGGGAAGTAGCTCAGGCGTTTGATGTGGCCGTTAATAAATTGGCCACCAGTTGACGCCCTATAGCCGATTGCAAGTTGTGTTTTGGTCCCACTATTTGAAGTTCCTGCGTTACCGGTAAGGACACCATTAACAGCAAAACCCAAAGATTGAGTCGCAGCTGCTTTTATACTGGCTGGCGATGAAAGGTTCACATGTTGCTGGCTTACGGGGACAGATCCTGTAAATGAAACTCTAGTGTTACCTGCATCATAACGAACCGTATGACGGACACTAACAGTTCCGTTTGAATACTCAAAAATATCAAAACTCCCTGTGTTAGTACTTGTTCCTGCGTCAACAAACATCGTTCCTTCACTTGAGTTGTAGAAATCACCAAAACCAAGGCCTACACCTGTTAAAGAGTCGCCTGATTGAGTAATTAGCTGATCGCTATTCTGTGTAACTAGCGAGATAAAACCATCGATCTCAACAAAATCAGCTGCACGGGTAACCTGTGAAGATGTTGTGGGAATGTAAGAAGTAGCAGACGACGCTTCTTCTACTTGAACGCCCCAAACATAAATGTCACTTCTGAATCCATCGCCTTCGTTGTTTATAATAAAAGGTTTGTTACCACTTGATAAAGTAGGCGTTATTGTTGCAGTAAAACGCTGCCACTCACCAGTTGCAGTAAGCCGAGAAGTCGCATTAGGTGAACCTTGCCCGCCAAAACTTAAAGTAAATTTATGATTAGTTCCAGGTGTTACCGCTTTAACATACACAGACGCAGTGTAAGTTGTCCCAGATTGCATAAACGTATTGCTAGAAATAAATGTACCGCTTTGTGGGGGAAATTCTACTCGATCAGCAGTATTAGTGCCATCAGGAGCTGTAGCAGCATTGGCAGTAACAGTTGAATTACTACCAATAACCCACTGATCTAGCTGCTCGCTATATGTAACTAGGTTAGTCCTAGCCTCTTCAATCAACAGACCCAGGCTTTCACCGGTTACAGGGTCATGATCAAAGCGAGCGGCGCCAGAGATTGTGCTGGTGGTCGGAATGTAGTCAGTGGGGGTTAAGCCTTCTTCAATTTGCTCACCCCATACATAAACTTTTTCACCAGCAGCTGTTCCGCCAATAAATCCTGAGTCAGTGTTTCCCGTGGTGAATGCACTAGCTGTGAAATAAAATCTGTACCAACCGTTGCTTAGCTTATCAAATCCAGCACTCAATCCAGTAGCTCCCGAAACCGTTGCTGTTTCTGTTGAAAAAACAAACGTACCAGTGCCGTTTATTTTATTGGTATACCCAAGATAAAATTGTACGGTATCAGTGTTGTTATATTTGATAAATACACTATATGTGTAATATTTACCTGAAGTAACTGAATGCGGGTTTGCTACTCTATTCTGTTGAGCTGTGGCAACTGTAACTATTTCATCAGCAGTATTTGTTCCGTTTGGTGCTTTAATTTGATTTACATTAACCGTTGATAGAACACCATAACTAGCATTATTTCTACCAGTGGAAAAGTCCTCGCTATTTCTTGCAAGGTTCACAGGCGTGGTCTTAATCAGACCATCACTATCGACAAACGTTGCACTACTAGCACGAGAAAATGTAATTAAATTCTTGCCAGTAATACGATCTTTGAGGGTCTTCTTTTTGCCAAAAAGAAGATCTAAACTTGCAGCCTTAAACGTACCAAGGCCCGCAGCACCGCCTGAAACGCTTTCGCGCAGTCCGCTATTGAGCCCGTTATTGAGGCTGGTACGCAGGCTTACAGTCATTCCTCACAGGGCTCCAACTACTGCTGCAACGGTAGGCGTTCCACCGCTAATGCTGACCAAACGCAATCGCACAAACTGAACAGGTGTTCCGCTCAGCGAGTGAAGCGTTGTCCCGTTACCCGTGATGGTCGTATCTAAAGCGTCTTCGTCAAGGTTGGCAAAATTAGTGTTATCTAGGCTGCCCTCAAAGCGCACCACAACATTCGTTCCAATGCTGCTCACCGTCACCGCAAACGACACTGCTTGAGCGTTGACCTTGACTGAACTGGTAGTGCCTGTTGCTGTCAGGCTTGTCAAAGCCTCAGTTGTGAACGGATAGAGGGCCATGACAGCAACCCAGCAACTTAGATCTGTGTCTTTAGTTTAGCCTGTTTACCAAGGCAAGCCAGAAGCAAGTGGCGGCGTCCGCTGCTCATCAATTCGTGTCTGAAGCATGGCTTCAATTTCAGCAACTCTGTTCCTGCCATCTTCCTCTTCACTGGTGTCAAGCGCTGACTTGACCCAACCGATGATTACATCAGCAGTCAAATCCGCAAAAGGAATAACCGTGTCACCCTCTGCAGGAGCCGCAAGACCAGCTTGAAAGTACTGGTCAGCAGAATAAGTGCCGTCGTTGGCGTCCACAGTGAAGTGAACAACAAGGACAATGCCGTCAGCAGGTCTACGCTCCAGCTGATTGACGGACCAAGTGTATGTGGTGGTGGGGGTAGACATTGCAAATGTCGTGATGGAACAAGTTTAACCCAAGATGCAATTTAGGCTTTAATCTTCAAGTCTCCCGCAGAAGTCTTGTAGACATCACCGGCAACTAAGCCACCCGTACCAGCAGCAGTGTCATCTGCGAAGGTTTGAACGTTGGAAAAGTTGATCGTACCGTCATTTTTAATCCGCATCCGCGCCGTCGGTGAAGATTCCCCGTCCCCAGTGGTGGCAAACACCAAACGACCCGGGGTATCATTTGCACCTGGCGTCCCATCAATTGCAGCTAGAATTGATGCAACTCCGCTGGTAAAATCTGTGCCATCATATGCATGAAAACTAAGTTTGCCAACTCCGTCGCCTGAGCTGACTGCAGCTGGCGAGGATGTAGTTCCTCGTGACTTAGCAAAAAATATTGTTGAGGCACCATTATCGGCGCTACTTCTAGATATGAGCTGAGATGCAGCACCAGCACTGTCGCCTTTTATTTGGAGTTTTGAAGCTGCTGGGCTACCAGCAGAAAGAGACGTCCCAAGCAAAAACCGCCCGTTGCTATCGATGCGGAATCGCTCAACGGTTCCCGCTCCAACAATTACAGTATTAGCGAGTGCGCCACTAGCAGTAATATCTCCAATAATTGTGTTGTTGCTGCCGGTCGTAATTGAATCGCCAGCGCTAAAACCAACTAAAACATTTCTAAGGCCTGTTGTTACGTTCTGTCCAGCATTATGCCCTACCGCTACATTGCTGTTGCCAGTTGTGGAGTCCATCAATGTGTTTCCACCGATTGCTACATTGCTGCCTCCAGTATTATTGGCCGCTGTAGTTGAACCCATAAGGGCTTGATAACCATAAGCAACGTTATGTTTTGCTGATTCTGTTGTATCGCTATTTGCATAACGCATCGCGGAGTAACCAATAGCCGTGTTTCTTGAAATTGCGACATTTGTTTGCAGCGCTTGATGGCCTATCGCTACATTTCTTGTGCCTAAAGTATTATCAAGCATTGCATTTTGACCTACTCCAATATTAAAATCGCCTGTAGTATTAGCAATCAATGAACTTTTACCTATAGCGACATTAGCAGATCCAGTTGTATTTTGCTCCAAACATTCTCTTCCTACAGCGACATTAGAAGCGCCTTCAGTGTTAAGGCGCAAACACTGGAATCCGACAGCTACGTTCCCGCCCCCGGTAGTGTTTGTATCTAGGCACGATGCTCCAAAAGCAGTGTTTGTGCTGAGATCTCCATTGCCGCGGCCAGCGATAATGCCATTAAATGATGCGTCACCAGTAACAGTTAGTTTTTTGGCTGGGGTTGCAGTGCCAATTCCTACGTTTTGGTCACTAGCAATAGCTAATCCAACCGTGCCACCGGTTGAGAACCGCAAATTGCCTGTAGCACCCAAAAACATTCCAGTATCTTCATCGTTATTAAATGAAAATCCGGGCCTGCTTGAAGTGCCGTTTGGAGCGTTGTTCAGAATATTTGTAATACTTACTTTCTTGGTTGCATCCGCGGTAACGTCAACGATTGGCAGGACGTCACTAGAGACCGGATTGCCGTAGTTGGTCAGTTCGGTGATTTTGACGTTAGCCATGCCAGAAACCCGACAGATAGAGTACGTGCATTTAGCTTAACAGCGACTCAAAAAATAAGCACCCAGCACTCGCCATCGCCGCCGTCACCTGCTCTGCCCTCTTCCGCGCTGCTTAGAATTCCAACACCACTACAACGCCATCGCTTCCAGAGCCGCCACTTGTGTCACTGCTGCTCCAAAAACCATCGGCACCAGCTCCATAGCCAGAAGCAAAAAATGACGTGCCACCAGCGGCACGCATCCCTGCAGACCCTTCGGCATAACCGTCACGATTATCTGAGGAAGTTTCTTCAGCCACCCAACGAGTGGGGTTTGATTGAGTATTACTTCCTTTCTGCCCATTAAAATTTAATTGTCCGCCAGAACCAGAACCGCCTAAACCTGCTACTGAGTATTGCCCACCATTCTCTGGATTATTGAAACCTGTTGATCCGCCGCCGCCGTTGCCAGTCAACGTAGCGCCTGTTCCAGCCGGATTAAAAGTTGATGATCCACCGTTAGAACCGCTGGTTGGAACGCTACCGCCTGAAGCAGATCCATTGGCACCGCCACTGCCAACAGTTACAGCAGCATCAGCTCCCATTTCAGTTGTGTTGTAAACCCTTATGGCGCACCCGCCAGCACCTCCACCAGAAGAACCGTAAAAACCGCTATCCTCATCTTGGCTACCGCCACAACCACCGCCAGCCCCTTGGCAAATAACTAAAAAACCAACCTTCCCTGTTGTTGGTGTGTAAGTGCCATTGCTGGTGAAAACCTGTAGTTCAACACCTGCTGCTGCACCTGCAAAATCAACATTCGTGCCATCAGATTTAAGAAACTCCCCGGCATGTCCTGATTGACTGGGCAGCAGCGCATTTAAGGCTGCTGTTGCAGTTGTTTGTCCTGTTCCACCGTTGGCGATCGGTGCGACGCCACCTACTTGAAACCCAGATGGATCCAAAATGCCAACAGTAATCCATGCCGAATTAGCAGCATTCCTAACCTTCCAAACAGGAGGGCTTGATGAAGTGTCAACCCACGGCTGGAACGGAACTTTGGTCGTAGGCTCTGACGCACCAGAACTTTGCGTAAACAGCGCCTCTAGGTTGTCATTAATGTCAGACCTAACGTTCGGAAACGTTTTGTTCTGAATCGTTTGGTTTGACTGAGGAGCCATTACAGGGCACGACCGAATCCAGTTGCAGTGTAACTGAATCCAGTATTTGAAGCACCTGACAGCGTTGCCGTAAACCCTGTCGTGCTCTTTGTTAATGTCACAAAACCATTCGCACCAAGATTAGTTGGCGTGATGATGACTTCTGGCGTTTGGTGGAACGCATTATCAAAAGTCACCGCATTGCCAGATGTTCCAGTGCCAGTCTCTGTGCGCCGCGCAAGTTCAAGCGTTGCACCAAGCTGATCCACCGAAACGTTGGTCAGCTGGTCAGTGGTTTCAAGTTCTGCCTTAATTTGAACGTGACGGCCTTGCACCACAGCAGCAACAAACTCAGCCCAAGGTGTGTAGTCAGATTCAGAAGGTGATGCAGCCGTTGCAGTCCTGAAGTAAGTCACAACGTTAATCACATCTGACACTGTGCCGTCGAACAATCCGGTTGCGTCATCAAAAAGCCCAGATCGCGAATCAAACAGAACGCCTGTTGTCTCAGTTGGGCTGCTGACGATGCTGCGGCGGATGATGAAATCAAACGTGTCGCCAAAATCAAAGGTGTCTTGGAACTGGTATTCAGCCCCTCCGTCACCGATGAAATACAAGTTATCGGCATAACCCAGAGCAACGTATGGGTCTGGCACCAGGTCAAGATTGCCTGAAACCACACTGCAGTTCGTCTTCGTGCCGTTAAACGGCGTGCTCAAGTTGTGTTCTGCATAGGTCTTGGCGGTGTAACGAGCATCAGGCTGTGGCAGTGAAACCTCAAACGCGGTTTCAGTCTCAGAGCGAACGCCAAGAAAATCCTCTGCTTTGACGAAATACGTTCCAGCAAGCAACGGCACCTGCTTCTGCGTTGAGATGCCAGACACACTGTCCACAATGCGATTGCTGGCGTTCCATTCAGCAGAAGCCAATGCTCGTGGATCGTGCCTGACAACGATGCGGCCACCCAGTTGCACATCAAGTTCATCAACCTTTTTCCAAGACAGGATTGCCAACGTGTCAGTTGTCGGCGTCAAACTCAGATCACGGATGTCGTTTGGTGCAGCGCCTAAACCGTCAACCGTGTAATTAGCCAGCGTCGGCTTGCTGAATAAAATCCCGCTGCTACTAATTGAACTAACTTGAATTTGATAATTGCCATCTTTGGCATCAAGGATGTCAAACGTTGTGCCTTGGACAATGACCTCAGTGAAGTTGTCATCCTCGTGGCGATAACGAACTCGGAATTTTTTAGTAACTTGCGGTTTCTTTTTGCCTGGGTTTTTAGGGTCATCAATTTCTGGAACGCGCCAATGCCATGTAATTTTGATTGCAACCCGACCATTCAGGACAAACTGAACCTCCTTAGTTGGCACCGTTCCACCGACGGGCACCGTCGCCAAAACCACAAGGTCTTCTGGCGGCTCAGGGATAACGTCAAGGTTGGTGGTGTCGCGTGTCTGTAGCGCCTCGCCGTCTTCAACAAACGCATACTTGCTGGCGTTATAAGCAACAGCACTGATCGTATAGAGCATGTTGTCCTGCTCTTCAATCGACAACACACGCCAAGTCGTCGGCTGTATATCTGAGTCGCCTATTCCAAGCGTTTCTAGCATCCAAATACTGTTGACGTTTGGAGTAGCACTGAACGCAGATTGAACAGTAATGACGTTAGAAACAACATTTGCAACCTCACGCTCCTCGGCTGTGCCGTCAGGCAAAATCACATGAAGCTTTGATCCGCCGCCAGCACTTAGATCAGTAGATGCTGTGTCATCAACGGTGACGGTTGTTGCTGTTGCAGCGTTGATTCGTCCAGCCTTACGAAAACCAGAAATCACAGGATCTGCAATCTGAATGATCTGCCCTGGGCGTACGGTCTGCCCTGCATCAAGGCTGCTGGTAAAGCTGACGACTTCCTTTTCAAACTTCTCGGAATACAGAATCCACTTGCCGATGCGTGCAGCTTGACCACGGCTGGTACAGGCAAAGGCGCTGAACTCCTTACGCACCACGCCATACTTTGCAATACCGTCGTGATCCTCAACAACCTCATAGGCCGTATCTTGCAAATCAATGTCTAGGTAGCTGACAACAACAACAGTTGGGCGAGTTTTCAGGCTGCTGCCGCTGTAGTTAAAACCTTCTTCCGTGACGTTGGCATTGGTAAACAAATAAGCAGCATCCTTTGGTGCGTCCTGCTCAATTGTCAGGCTGCCTGCTGCCCAAAACCCTTGGCAACGCATGACCGACAGCAGATCATTGACCAGCTTGAAGGATTCTTCTGCGGTTTGGATCGTGGTGTTGCAGCTAAAGCGTGCCTCTTGCCCACCAAAGCCATCATCAACCAAGGCATTGGAGTATTTTGACGCTGCAAAAAACGCATACTTGTCGATCTGTGCAGTATCGACGTGATTTCCAAACCCATAACGGGTGTTGGTCAAAAGGTTGTAGAGGATCCAAGCAGGGCAAGATGTCCAAGTTGCAGCGGCAAACGTACCGTTCCAGACAAAATTCTCTGGGTAGATAATTCGGCCAGTATCAGAGTCAACGGTGACGCCAGCAGGAATAGCAACCTTGACGCCCTTGACCAGATACTTACGAGTTGGAATGCTGCTGAACTGCTCAGCATCAACACGCAACGCAACCAATGCGCTGTTTGGATAACGCAGTTTTGCATATTTGATCTCGGTCATGCTTGACCAGCTGAACGCATTGGTCAGCAGAGCATCGTTACTGTCTTCAGTAACTCGCTCAACCTTGATGTCTACGTTGTCGGTCGCATTGGGGCGATTCAACGTGATCAGATAATCCTTCTGATACAGATCAGCAGTACGGCCTGAAATGGTGTCATCAATCAACGCATCACCAAAACCACCACCTGCATACTGAGCAAAGATCTTAAGGCGAACGCTTGCACCTAGCGTGTCTCCATTTTCGTTATTGATCCTTTGTAGCGATGGGATTGATACGGTTACACGAACTGCATCAACGTCATCGTCAGTGATCGTTTCAGTGACGGAAACAAATTGGGTGACAGGACGATTTACGCTGCGCGGGTTTTCCGTTCCAGTCGTAATGGGGATATAAGTTTGCGCCTGTGTGCCATTGCGGGTGTAAACAGTAACATCTTCAAAATTAAACTCATCTTGTGCGTTCTGGAGCGCAGTACCGTTCAGAAAAATTGACTTGTTACCGTCAACAAGACCCTCAATCTCGCCTTCAGAGATGAGGTCTAAGACCGTTGCATACTGACGAGAGTCAAGGCTGTCAGGCGTTGTTTTTGGTGAGCGGCTACTGCCGCCACCGCCTTTGCCGCCACCACCTGCACCAATAATCGTGGTCATACCTGCACCTGCTCAGTGTCAATGCCAGCAGATATAACAACACTGCCGGTCAAGGTTTTGCCATAGACGATTGGCACTGGCGTTCCACCACGCGAAGTGTTTTGAATGCCGGAGAACGAGAATGACTTGCGTGGATCCTGTGCAGTATCTGGGCCTTGAGGAAGACCAGGCACTGGAGAAATTATCCCCGCAACGCCGTTTAAAACAAGGCCGGCTCCAATAGCGCCGATTGTTGTAGAAGCTCCCGCTGTTAAAAAACCACCTCCAACCCCAAGACCTAAAAAACCGCCGCCTAAAGGGCCTAAAGCAATCGCAGCGCCAACTAAAGCAACACCAGCAAGTATTGAACCAACATTGCCACCCGCACCAGCAATCACCGGCACAATCTTGATCTCTTCCCGACCGACAGGATTGTGCAAATCATCCAACGTCAACGCACCATCACCAACAAGCACCTTGTAGTGACGGTCTGCCATGTGGCCGTCAAGACCAGGAAAATTAGCGATTAGCATCCGCACTGCTTCAGCAGCAGATGACAGATCAGCTTCAATCACCTTGCGGCCAACAAACTCAGCAAGCTGCCCGTAAAGCCTGACCTTACGCAACATGACGCAGCCGCCTACCTGTGCATGATTGTAGCCAGCCCCCATACAGATCTCTAGAGGACAACCGCTCGGAAAGGTGATGCAGCACCATGCCATCACCAATAAAAACTGCACAATGATTGAGGCCATTGCCGTTGATCTGCATCAGCAACAGGTCACCACGTTCCAACGACTCATCTTCTGCAAGCTCCCGAAAGCCTGTTGCAGCCCACGCTCCATCAAACA